ATTCATTGTCCTTGTATCATCAAGTGAAGATGCCGCCACTGAGTTGTTAATGCCTTACATGCTTAATCTTGAATCGAATCAGCGATTGATTGCCTATTACGGGCAGCAAAAAAATTATGGTGATTGGGAGGAAGGTAATTTCTCAACCCAGGGAGGTGCAAAATTCATCGCCCTTGGTGCAGGTCAGTCCCCTCGTGGTAAGAAAAACGAAGAGGTGCGTCCGGATTGCATCATCGCAACCGACCTCGATACAGATGAAGATGTGCGTAATATTACAACGGTGAAAAAGAAATTTGATTGGTTTGAACAGGCGTTAATGCCGACGCGTTCAATTAGCAAACCTCTTCTCGTTTTAATATTAGGAAACATCATCGCAAAAACATGCTGCGTCACACTTGCAGCACTGAAAGCCGACAAACACGACATTGTCAATATCCGTGATAAAAACGGTAAAAGCAGTTGGCCGGCTAAGAACACGGAAGAAATGATTGATCGTGTTCTTTCAAAAATAAGTACTAAATCAGCTCAACAGGAATATTTCAACAATCCTTTATCGGAAGGTGATACCTTCAAAGAAATCACTTGGGGTAAATGTCCTCCATTAGAATCATTGCCATTTGTAGTTAATTATGCTGATCCAAGCCCATCCAATAAGGACAAACAAAAGAAAGGGGTAAGTTATAAATCCACATTTATAATAGGATATAAAAACGGTAAATTCTACATCTACAACGGGTTTTTAGCTCAGGTACCAAATGCCGAATTCGTTGGCTGGTTCTATGTCATGCGTGATTATGTAGGCAAAAAGACACAGATATACAACTATATTGAGAACAATACCTTACAGGATCCTTTTTATGAACAGGTTTTTATTCCTCTTTTTGCCGCTCTCGGTAAAGAACGCGGGATTATTAGCATCGTCCCGGATAGCCGTAAAAAGCCGGACAAATTTGTACGCATAGAAGGGAATCTCGAACCTCTGAACCGTAACGGGCAATTGATATTCAACATCGAGGAACGTGACAACCCAAACATGCAGCGTCTCGAAGAACAATTTCTTTTAATCAACCCTCAACTGAACTCACCTGCCGACGGCCCTGACTGTGTAGAAGGAGGTGTTTATATAACAAATGAAAAGCTCGCGCGTCTCTCATCCGATTCCCTCGTAATAGGGAAAAATCAAACAAACTCAAAACGTTATTAACATGTTACGAAAACTCGTTTTGTCAATTTCAGTATTAAAAATCAGATGGTATGCTTCCACATATAAGCAACATCGTGCAATCAAAAAAGCCGTGCGGCTTCACAAAAAAAGCGGACAACGCTACCGCGTATTTTTTGTTGGGGGACGCTATCACATATGGCAACGCAATGATATCCGTCACCTTCGCAATGCAGGCCTTTTTAAATGTGAATTGAAGCCCGGAGCTGATTTTGATAAGATAGCAATTTACGACACTATAAAATTAAATCCTCATGTTCATTTCAATCGATGAGCTTAATACAGTTCTCTATGCCGAGAATATGGATGCCGTTTCAGGAGGTGATGATACAATCGTCACTGCAGCGATCATGGGTGCAATTGCTGAAGCAACGAGTCATTTGTCACGTTTCGACACTACAACGATTTTTGCCGCTACGTCAGATGCCCGTGATCCGTTACTCCTCATTTTCGTGAAAGATATTGCAGTGTGGCATTTCGTTAATCTTGCAAATGCGTCCACCGCGCTTGAGTTTCGTCGCAGCCGCTATAACGCGGCAATTGCGTGGTTGGAGGATGCAAATTCAGGAGATGTACAAACGGTATTTCCGTTACTTCCGGTAGCTGATGGCAGTGGTACTGTCTTCTATGGCTCGAACCCTAAACGGGATCAACATTATTAATTTTTTTTCGATCATGACAAATAACATTACAGTGAAAAAAGGTAGTCATAGCGACCTCGTAGTTAATCAAATATTGGTGCGCCCGTTATGGAGGCTAAAGTATGATATCGGTAAATGGCGTGAAGCAATCAAGCTTTCAGATCTTGATCGGAGACAAATGCTCTATCGTCTTTATGACGATATGCTGTTAGATGGTGTCCTCAGCCGTTCAATTGAAAAGCGTGGAGAGGCAATCACAAATTCAGAACTTGTTTTCGCAGATAAAAACGGCAAAGCTGTTGATGAAATAACGAAGATCATCGACACGGCTCAGTTTGAGGATATGCTTTATGAGATTTACCTTACAAAAGCGTGGGGAACTACAGCCCTGGAATTTGACTTTTCAAACGGTTTTAATTTCTTTTCTATTCCACGCCGCAATATCCGACCAAAAACGAAAGAAATCGCGCTTGATGAAAACGATGAGTTTGGCATACCCGTAGCAAATGATGAGAATATCATTTTTTTTGGTAAGGATAACGACATGGGGTTTCTGATGAAAGCCTCTCAATATGTTATTTATAAACGGGGTGGCTTTGGTGATTGGGCTCAATATGTGGAACTGTTCGGAATGCCGCAACGAATCGGGAAATACAACACGACCGACACTGCCAGCCGCGACGCATTGATTCAGGCGCTTAAACAAGCCGGGAGTGCTCCTTATGTTGTTGTACCTAAAGATACCGATCTGGAAACAGTGCTTAACAAAGGACAGGGTAACAGTACTTTGTATGATGATTTTCGCAAAGCATGTAACGAGGAACTGACAATTACGATTCTTGGCAACACCCTTACAACTACACAGGGGTCTGTAGGATCACAAGCCCTTGGCACTGTACATGAAGATGTGGAAGAGGCGGTTCACAAAAGTGATCGACGGTTTGTTCAGCGAATGTTGAACAGTAAGATTTTGCCACTTCTCCAAAAACGCGGCTTCCCTGTAGCAGGCGGCAAGTTCCAGTTTCCACAAGAAGAGGAAGAATTAGAGGTATCAGATTATGTAGAACTATCAACAATCATGCCTGTGCCTGTCTCTTTTCTTCAAGACAGGTTCAATATTCCTGCTCCGAAAGGAGATGAAGCCATTGCGGGTGCACGCGTTCCCGCACCGGGCCCCGATGCCGCTTCCGGCCCAACGGAGCCGGAGCCTGCTAACCCAAATCCGGATGATCCTATCGATCCCGTAAAACCTTCTGATCCTGTCAAGAAAAAGCCGGATGTCCCGGTTAAAAACAACGACGATCATAATTTTCTCATTCGCTTGTGGGATTTTTTCGGTCGGCCCCGCAAAAACGGGGCTCCTTTAGACTTCTAATTTCTGATCTCTATTCTTTTTACCCTCAAACGCATAATCATGATGAAGTAAATTTAGCCGACACATCATCCTCGATCGACATTTCAACACTCTTGAATAATGCTCTGAAAGATATCTATAACAAGGTTGTTGATGTCAAAACAGAGATCGAACCAAATCTTTTCAAAATAAGCTTTGATTCGCAAAACAAAGCAGTTGACACGGCTTTTGTTGTCAAATTTGGTGAGCCTGATTTTGACTTTATCAACGAATTGAAATACAACAATGGCGTTTTCGCAGCCTTCCGCACGCACAGGCAACAGAATGACCTGGCCAAACAGTTGCTTGACGACAAAGGCAATCTAAAGTCATTTGATCAGTTCAAACAAGATACGCAAGAAATTATTGGTGAATATAACAAAAACTGGCTGCAAACGGAATATAATACCGCTGTTATACGCGCACGCATGGCAGCAAAATTCAAGAAGTTTCAACAGACAGCAGATGTGTTGCCAAATTTGAAATGGCTTCCGACAACTTCGCCCGATCCGCGTGAAAGTCACGAGAAATTTTATTATATGGTGCGACCGCTCAACGATCCCTTTTGGAATGATCATTTTCCGGGAAACGAATGGAACTGCAAATGTGGAATCACCAGCACAGATGAAGCTGTGACAGATTTGCCTGAAGGCTATCAATCATTTGATGATCCTCCTGCCGGCTTAGATCAAAACCCAGCCTTCACGGGGCAGATATACAGCTTTTCGCACCCCTATTTTACAATAGGGTATCTTGCATATAAGAAATTGATGCCAATTGTGAGGAGGTGGCTTGACGACTATTTTGAAAACAAGCCGCCGATGTTTCCTATATACACTAAAATAGTGTCTCAAAAGGGAATAAACATATCAATTACAAAAACATTTCAGGCGCAAGATGCAAAAATGAATATAGCAATAGCAAAAAAGATTGGAGTGTTGCTGAAGGATAATAAACAAGAAGCAACTATTTATATCTTGCCCGCATTGATGCAGGATGTGCCGGTTCAAAACAAGTTACGCAAATACCTGCTTCCAAAAGATACGCCAGCCGGCAAAAACCCGGATTTCCTTATAAATGGAACATTATTTGATTGTAAGATCACGAAGGGAGGGCGAAATTCACTACAGAGCTATGTTTCTGATGCCAATAAACAGGCAAACGGAGTGATAATCGACTATCAGGGGAAATTAAGCTACAATGAGGTATTGAAGGCCATAATCGGACAGGCAAAATATTGCAACAAATTGCAGGATTTTTGGATAATATACAGAGGAGAATTGAACCAGTTTAAAAGAAAAACGTGGTATCCATAAAAGACAAAAGCCGACCGAAGCCGACTTTTGTAGCGGTACTGGTCGACGATTGAATCGACCTGCAACCAGGCCTCAAAGATACAACACAAATTC